CAGAAGAAAGTATTTTTAATTTTGTTTTTAAGTCCTTAATCATGTTTAAAAAGTTAAGCTGTTCTTTTTTGTCTGCTTCCTCTAATAACAAAACCAAGCTCTTGCCATACTCGCACCTAAATGAGATATAAAAACTGACTAGTATTTTTTGTATAATATTCGCATGATCGACCAGATTACCAAATAAATAAAATTTTGTAGCTGAGTTATGCAAGCCCAGGTTGAGTTTTTTATCTTTAAGTTTTACCGCTAGGTCTTCTATAATTGGACATGTTATTCTAGATATGTTTTGATCAACACCAGATCTAACCAACGTGGTTTCATCAGTGTCATTATCAACGATGATTTTATCAAAAAGACGAAGATTGTTGATCTGATGTGGTTTCATATTTTTAGAATTACCGAATATTGGTATAGCCACATTTTTTAAGAATCCCCCGTGTTTTTGCATCATATCAATAGGACAATGCTGGATTAAGCAGTCATAGCTGTCGTATATTGCATTCTCATATTTTAATGTGTTTTGGGAGTATGGTTCTATATATTTTGTAGAAAAATAGAGTGGCCTACAAGTTACTTTATGATTAGCCTCTATTAAGTTTTGTAAATATAATTTGGACAAAATACCATGGTCATCATTTTGTCTATATGGGCCAACGTATAAAATATTCATTTTGATGACCCCTTAATTTTCGAATATCTGATAAAATCATCATCAAACTTTATATTCTCTAGTCTGACTGGCTCAACAGCATTATTGTTGTCTATCATTGTATTAATTGTTGCCATAGCGTCTTCTAAAGAGTAGCCCTGTATTTGAAGGCCGTTTTGAACAAATCCGTAATCCAAATCTTTTAACATATTCAGAAATATCATAGAAGACATTAGGTTGTAATTGTTTAGATTGTGATTACATGCATACATTAATAAATTAAAATTCTCAGATTCACTATGATTTGCCGGAGCTTGTATTTGATTGAGATAATTGCTTGGCTTATCCCAGTTGGACCTATATCCATTGGAGTCTAAATGATCAAGATATCTCTCCCATTTCTTAAACGGAACATCCCAGTCAAAATGTTTTTCTGTTAGTTTTCTGATATTCTGTGATTTTGAAAGCTTTTCTTTGTCTGACAATAGCAAAAAGTCTAAAAGCTTATTGGTTAAGTCTTGATTATTAGGATAAACTCTGATTGCTTTAGTTTCTAGTTCTTTAAATCTAGACTGAACCTTTACCGGAGTCGCATTTAATTTATGGATAATGTCCATCATAGCACTATAGTCTACAGTAAAAACTGGTACTCCGCAAGCTCCGGCCTCTACTTGTGGCATACCAGCCCCTTCACAAATAGCGTATTGAACATATGCATCAAACAGATTGTAAACGTCAGAAAGTTGCTCTGAAGTTATTCCTTGTGTAACAGAAGAAAATCCACAGGACATCTCTCCGCAGGACTGACATCCTATTAGTGGACCCGCAAACGTTCTGGCATAAATATTTTTGCAGTGTTTGCAGGAGTATGTGAAAAATACTCTGTTGGCGATCCTATTGTCTTTAAGTAGATCTGGGATATCCCAACCAGCATCAGGATAACTGGTATGCAGATATAGGTATAGCTTTTTCCCTAGTTCTGGATGCTTCTCTTCGCATATGTCTAAAAGATTTCTAAACGCTAAGCATAAATCTGGGATTAACTTCCTTTTTTGATTTCTCATGACAGATCCTATGATAATAGAATCTTGTGGTAGCCCTAAATCTTGCTTTAAGTTTTTTTGGTATTCTTTTGTTTGTGGCTTAAAAATATTTAGATCCACACCAGGAGCAGCAGTATCAATATAATTAACTTTGTCTGAGGTTTGTTTTTTTAAAACGTTTGCTCCCCAGTCGGAATAAGTAAATATGGCGTCAGCAGACAAATACGTATCTAGCCAAGGTTCTTGCTGTGGCTCAGAGTCAACGGTGGGCATTAAAATCCAGTGAAAATATTTTCTTAATGGAGATAAAGCCTGATATGCACTCATCCAGTAGTCTCTAACGTCAATAACAACATCTGGCCTAAAATCTAGCAGAACCTTCTCAAACCTCCATCTGCCAAACTGGTTGTCTGCTCTTGAGTTATATTCTGGATATCTTGGGTCATTAGTTCCTACTGCATTAGGATAATATTTCCATTTAATGGTAGTATCTCTCGGATCATTGACTGTCCCATAAGATGCAAATTCTGCGATTTCATATTTGTCTGTAGCGTGAAGCCTACTTAAAAGTTCTTTGGCATATACAGCAAAACCAGAACTAAGAAAGCTGGCTTCTGAACACATTAGTACTTTGAGTTTGTTCATAAAGATATAATAAAAGGGGGCTAAGGTTACCCGTCGCCCCCGATTATTGTTTGAGTTATTTATCCTTGTTCTCAGAAGCTAACTACTTCGTTCTCTTCTGCTTGGTTCTTAGATGGCTTGCTTAGCTTAGTAATCTTTGAAAAATTATTAACTCTAACCTTCAAGCTACTATGCTTAACTCCATCCTTTTCCCACGAATCGTTCCTTAGAGATCCTTCAACAAGCACAAGATCTCCCTTCTTGAAAGAGGAACCAATAATATCGGCTCCTGTATCCCAAGCCTCGCAGTTGATAAAGGAAGCAACCTTATCCTTTTCTCCGTTAGACTTGGTATACTCACGAGAAACAGCAATCGTAAAATTTACAACCGATGTCTGCTTTCCGTTAGTATTCACAACACGCAGTTCTGGATCACGGGCCAAATCTCCTAGGTTCAAAAGTTAAATCAGACACAACGAACTTATAGTACGACCTCGCGGTCGAAAGTCAAGATTTTGGAATAAAACATTTTTCAACCACAAACGCATCCTTGTTTTTTGTTTTATTTCCAACGAAGATTAAAATATTCCTTTCAAACAAATGATGTTTGTATTCGGTCCACTTCTCAGGAAAGAACACAACAGAATCTAATATACCTGTGCTGTCTTCTATTGTAATAAAGGCCATTTCTTGGCCGGGATTCTTTCCTTTTTTAGTCTTAACGACATTTATATTTACAACCTCTCCAGCAATAATTATATTTTTATCTATATAGGTATTTTTATATTGTTTACAGTCTAAATTAGTCATACTTATATCATATGTATCAAGTTTGGAGCAGGTAATTGACGCTCCTAGAAGTGAACTCTCACTGTCTGATAGCCAATCTATCTTATCTGTTAAAGAATACGGAGGATGATCTATTAGTTTGGTCAGGTTAAGTATGCTCTCTTTTCTGTTCTTATTAACCTTTCCTAATTCACAAAGTCTAATAAGATTAGATTTGAGCGTCTCATGAGATATCATTAGCTTATCGAACTGTTCTAGTTCTTTCTTTGTAAGATTACACAATAGCTCATACTCAAACAGCATCTCTGTTCTATTTTTCTTAAAGTAATCAAATGCCCCAGCAGATATTAGAGATTTTGCTGCTGTGGAGTTTATGTTCATTAATATCTTGGTATTAGTTTCAAGCCACTTTAAATTACTAATGTCAAGATTTTTTGTTATTTCAATAATCTTCTGATATACTGATGCTCCAACCCCCTTGATATCGGTTAATCCAAAATATATATTTTTATCTTTGATAGTGAAAAACTCATTCAGATTTCTAAAGTCAGGAATATAGATATTGATATCCATCTCATTTGCATTACGAATTAGTTCTTTTATTTCTTGTTGTGGATCAATTTTATCTTTAGCGAATCTTAAGTATGATGCAAAGAAGACTCTTGGGAAGTGGGCCTTAGCATATGCTGATAAATAACCATTGATAGCATACGACACAGCATGGGACTTGTTAAATGAATATCTCTGACTTTTCTCGATCCATCCGAAAATCTCTTCGGCTTGGTCTTCTGAAACAATTTTGCTCTGTTTTGATCCCTCTAGGAATTTAGACTTTACTTTTGCCATCTCTTCTGGCTTCTTTTTTCCAATGGCTTTTCTTAACATGTCTGCTTCTTTAAGATCAAAGCCAGCTATGGTTTGGGCTATCTCCATCGCTTGCTCTTGATAGATCATCTCGCCATATGTTGTTTTTAGTGCTGGCTCAAGACCGGAATGAAAATAGTCAACACTTTCTTGTCCGTTTTTCTTGTCTATATAATGATTGGATACGCTTTTCCCATCTCGGATAGCCTCCAGACATCCTGGCCTTAAAATACTAATTAAAGCAGATAACTGCTCGATATTCTCAGGCTTTAATTTTTTAGCCATAGCTTGTCCAAGACGAGACTCCAACTGAAAACAACCTTTGGTGTTGCCCTCAGAGATTAATGTCCAAGTTTTGGAACAATCTAAATTTATATCTTCAATGTTGGGAGAGAAATTTACAGATGTATTACCATTAGGTAATTTTGTAACTGGAAATTTACATCCGCACTCGAAAGTTAAATAATCAGACATTACTTACAAAAGATCCTTTAAATTTTACCTTGTTTGCCAAATTTCTATGCAGTCTCATAAATCTAATTAATAGATGTGCCGTATCCTTAACGTCTTTTAAGGCATCATGGGCGCCAACTGTAGACAATCCAAAATATTCTCTAATATGATCCAACGTATAGTTTTTAAGTTCATTGTTTCCTTCGAACCAATAAAAAACCATATTCATCATATCCAGAACATCTCTTGGATAAAATAAAGAGCTCTTACCTTCCTTATTAACGTTACTATACTTAGTACTAAGTCTCTCTATAATTTTTAGGTCGAACCTGTTTATATTATAACCCGCCGCAATGGGTGCTGTAAAGCAAGACTTTTTGTCTGACCTAGTGTGATACAATTCTAAGTAAGAAACAAATAGCTTCCAACCCTGTTCTTGCTTCTGATAGTCCTTCCACTGCTTAAGGATGTCCTCTTTGGAAGAACCCCTAACCTTGGCATGGAAATCCAATACGTCACTATCGCTATAATCATAGTCCGGCTTATCTTGTAAGGCTTCCGGCCTAAGATTAATATTGAATTCTGAGTCTGGTATGATTTCTAACTTATTAGGATCGACCATAATTGCAGCAATTTGCACCGGACTGCATTTTTCTGGACTGATACCATCTGTTTCCAAATCAAATACACAAATTTTTTGAAAATTAGCCATTTACTGTTACCACCGTATTTACTTGGACAAAGGTTGTTTCTGCTGGATTGTTTACACTTTGACAATTAACGCTTTTACAACAACTAACTCTTACTTCCCCTGTTTTAACAAATTCTGAACCATTTAAAATGAACCTATCCCCCACTGCTAATTCTCCGAATTCTTTATTCATGATTATTCTCCGTTTAAAAGACTTTGTGATATATTCATGACCTTGTCCAACATGGCTATGCCAAGAATGTCAAATTTAATAACACCAATAGACTCTAAATCCTGCATTTCCATACCGGCTATAGATTGTTTATTTTTTGCATCATATACCATAGGACACACAGTACTTAAATCTTCACTACTTATTACTACCCCGGCGGCGTGTTTAGATTGATTTGCTTTGGTTCCTTCCAGCCGTATTGCCTGCTCAAATCTTTTAGCTAGGGGGCCAGACAACTCACCATTATCATCAATATAGCACCATTCTTTGAGTTTGTCAACATTGTTTTCTAGTGCCCATCGAATAATTGATGCTTCGCCAGTATCTTCCTTCATTTCTTGAAGTTCGTCTGCTATCTTGGCCTCATCAGGAATAAACTTGGTAATTCTATTCATTTCTTCAAACTGAACATTTCCATATACTCTTAATACTTCTTTTAACGCTCCTCGGCCCTTCATGGTATTAAATGTTATCATTTGAGAAACTTTAGTAGATCCATACCTTGTCTTAATATAGTCAATAATAAATTCTCTTTTGTCGATTGGAACGTCAACATCAATATCTGGCATAGAAATGCGGTCTTTGGTATTTCGGCCAGAATTATAGAATCTTTCGAAAATTAAACCATATCGGATCGGGTCAATGGATGTGATACCAATTAAATAAGAGACCAGACACCCCGCAGCAGAGCCTCTGCCCGGCCCCGGCAACCAACCCTCTGCCCTCACCTTGTTAACTATATCTCCAACGATCAAGAAATAGCTAGACAAACCAGCACCCTGTAAAATATCTAGTTCGTACTTAATACGGTCAACATATAATTGCTGAGTTTCCTTGTCTATTTTATTTGCTATTTTATCTCTCCATCCATTCCTACATAGTTCTCTTAGGTATTCATCAGGATTAAAACCCTTTGGGCAGGAGAATGGGGGAAGCATGGGTTTATGCAGAATGTCGTAGTCCTCACACAAATTGTCTACATAAAGAGTATTTTCTATTTCTTCTTCAGTATGCAAAGAAGATATTTCTTCCGGAGATAAAATATGAAAATTATCAGACTTAAAGAAACAACCCATCGGAATGTCTTGGTTATTTAGGATCTTTTTATTAATGTCTGTTAGTGTCGTTTTTAGATTATTACACAACAATATTCTTTGATCTACAGAATCCTCTTTTTCGCAATAATGAGCATCTGGAGTACAAATAACTTTAGTGTTAGTTAGCTTGCCAAGGCGTCTGATAATATCTGTGAGATCTTTTTGTTGAGGGGTAAATTCTTGGTCCATAAGCTGGGCTTCTAGGAAGTAATTATCTGATCCCAACATATCCTTCATTAAACTAATGTGCTCTGTGCCGATTTTTATTGCGTTGTCTCTATCCTTTTCGATAGCATCAGCCAAAGATGATCCTAAATGTCCAGAGAAACCTATCATATCTCTGCCGACAATCTTTTTTAGTCTATCAAAGCTAATTCGTGGCTTATGATAAAAATTGTCTGGACTATTACACTCAGAAATAATCTTAATTAGATTAGCCCAACCATTCTTGTTTTTAGCAAGGAGGATGAAGTGGCTTAGTGAGCTATTTTCTTTAGTCTTGTTATGAGAATCTTGTTCGCTAATATAGAGTTCACAACCCAAGATAGGTTTTATTCCTTTGGCTTTCATTGCCTGAAAGAACTGAACAGTACCAGCTATGGTTCCGTGGTCCGTTAATGCACAGGACTTAACTCCGATTTTTGAACATCTGTCAGCCATTTTAGTTGGCTTACTTAGTCCATCCAATAAACTGTAGTGCGAGTGTGCGTGAAGGGGAACGTAATTTTTCATTCTGTGCTTCCTGGCGCCTTGTATTTTCCAAAAGAATGGTTCTTGTTTTTGTACTGTTCTACCACAACATTCATTCCGTGCAAGTCGATATCATGTTTGACTTGTTCACATTTTGTCATAGTAGAACCCATATTACAGGTCTGGTTCTCTCTGTACTCTATCTGTGGTGTTATGTGAGTATTGTCAAAAGTTGTTTTTCCAAAATGGCATAATTTTGTACACATCCAGCTCTTATTTAATCTGGGCTTTCTTGTGTTCTTCACTATCTCAAATTTTTGACGCAACATTTCTTCTGTCTTGGGTAAGTCAGACTTATCAAAACATATTGAAAATGGACCGCCATCATTAATAAAGTAGATAGAAAAAATGATATGATCTATCTTAGGATATAGATGGCTAATAGCATAATGATATATTCTTAATTGAGGATCACTTTCTAATTTTTCTTGAGTCTTTTCTTTACCAGTGGCCCAGTCTAATCTTCTTCCTGTTTTCCAGTCTACAATTTCAATGGTATTATCGCCGACTAATGTTATAAGGTCTATAGTTCCTTTTATAGCAAGATTGCCTTCAAGCTTACCGTCTGGAGTATCATAAGAATAGGCCGACCAAGGTTTCTTGATCTCAATATCAAAATGTTGTTCTGGACATAGGATGTGTCTGTTTCTTGGGTCAAACATCCCTCCGTTAAACTCAATAGCCTTATATACCCAAGCATGGCAATCTTTGTAATCTTTTAAGGCCCACTTATGATGAGGACTAGCCTCTGTATAATGCTTATAGACCTTTTCGATGATTGTGTTCAAACTATATGTGGATATGTCTAGTTTTCCAATAACATCATCATCTATGGTCTTAATTCCGTCCTGTTCCGCTTTTTTAATAACGGCTAGAATTTCTAGAACCTTATGCACGATGGTCCCTTTATCTGCCTTTTGACCTGATGGACCACGATAGCCGAGCACGTATTCCATAAAAAACTGTTGTTCGCACATTGAGTGCGTATTATAGGAGCTACTCCTAAAATATGTGACTATAATGGTAGAGTCTCCTGTAAAAATTTTTGAATATCCATACACTGATCATATATCCCCATCTCATCGTTCTTGCACACATAATCAAAATTAGACCAGTCATAATTAGATTCATCCAATATTGTTTCGCTAAGATGGTCTGAATTAAATGGATTACGAGTTAGTCTCATAACTAAGCCACCAGCATCTTTAATGCTAGATACCTCATTAGGAAATCGGCAATCAGTAATTAAAGCTATCTGTGGTTTATCTTTTTTGATTCTGTTTATTGTAGCTGAAACCCAAACGTCTGGTTTCATTTTACGGAAAATGTCAGTACCAACATATTGCATAATATCTCTAGATGACATTTTCTCATTTGATTCGGGCCAAGTTAATTCTGTGAGTCTATTCTTTTCGTCATCAGAACCGTAACATTGTTCATATGTCAGACCAAGAATATTCATGCAGATATCTTGTTTTAGTGGATCAGCAAAACTATAAATTTTAACGTGTGGATCTAATACTTCATATAGCTTCTTGAGCATGAAGTCGTTTTTCCTAACAGATGTGTCCAAAACCCCAGCATAATTAGTATCTCCAAATAAATCAGAAACAACCATTCTACCTTCAGCATCTATATCTATTTGATTAGCAATGCCTAGCTCTGCTAATTTAACAGAGATGATGAAGTTACCTGTTGTGCTCTTGCCAGACTGTTTTCTTCCAGAAATTCCTAAAATCATATAATCACTTTAAAAGAGGAACAATATTTTGTTTAATGTAGTCTATTGACAGTTCACCAACGTCCTGTGCTGGAAAATCTATATTTTTAACATTATAGGTTTTGTGACACTTTTGTCGGATGAGATCAGCAGCTTTTTTGCCAGCATCATCGTTGTCCATCATGGTTATGATAGTCATGGCACCAGAAGCATCAAGAATCATTTTTTGTCTGTCGCTCAGTGACGAACCGAACACAGCAACGCTATTATGAATACCTGCTTCTTCTAATCTCCATACGTTGCCTGGACTTTCCACGATAATAACAGTATGATTTTCTAGAATATAGTTTTTGGCAAACCATATGTTATAAAGGTGATTCTGAGATTGAAATGAAGAGCTGTGTTTCCATTTTGAATAGAATCTTGATCTTTCTTCGTTTGGACAATCATCAGAAGTATTATGACAACATCCGCACTTATCACACTTTTCAAAGATACTACGACCAGAGCAACCAACCATATATTGGTGCTTATGATCATAAATAGGAACAACTACTCTATTAGACATTTCTTTCTTTGGATTATCACAAAAACCAACATCGTATCTGTCTAATATTTCTGGAGAGTATCCCCTATCAATGTAGTATTGAGCTGGTATCTTTAAATTAGCCCTGATTTGTTTTCTGGTTATTCCTTTTTCTTCCGTGGGTCTTTCCGGACTAATATATCTAATTGTTCCAACAAATGATTTCTTGTCTCTATCAACATTAGATATTTTAATGTCAGATAGATCTTTTTTGAGGAATTCTAAACAAAAAGTTAAAGCTTCATTAAATGTACAATGTTCGTCTCCATCTTTTACCCAATTGTATTTTTGATGAGAAATTATTCCTCTTACCAAGCCTATAATGGATGACTTAAAATATTTATCACATCCATGTGTCCTGCATTTCCAATTTCCTCTGTAGACATCTCCTTGAGGATATAGATTAAGAGCAGACTTATTATCACCACCATGAATAGGACAGCTCATGGTAACTAGTTTACCACTATAAGTATATTCTAAGCCAAAGTGTTCCAAAAGACTCTCTATATTGTCACAAAGATCATCGCAAACAACTTTTAGTTTTGCCTGATCATTCAAACGGAATTGCTGCTTCTTCATTGTTTGATTCATCGTTGATAATAAATCCATCCTTATTGTTTTTGTTATTGCTCATCAATTCTAGTCTTGTCTGCCCCTCTGTAATCTTGGCACACCAGCCCTTCATATAGCAGTTAATATAATCGTTGTCGTCTAATCCTCCACCATGACGACTAATTAATGGTACTAATTTCCTGTTTCCGTTTGTCGGGCCGTCCTCTGCAATCTCTTCGTCAGACTTGCGTTTGAAAATTGAGAAATTGCTACACAACCAGATGATTCTGTCTGAACCGCTTGCTGTGTCTGTGCTTTCTTTTGTAATACCATCACGATTAAGTTGGATAAATGCTACAATTGGAACCTTGTATCTTACTGCAAAATTATGCAATGATGTCATCATGAAACCAAGAACCTGATATTCTTTAAGATCTTGACTCATGCCCGCACTATCCATAAGTTTTAAGTAATCATAAAAGATCACACACTCTTTAGCTGTGCCATCATCATTAAGACCAACCTCTTTAAGAAGCCACCTTCTCATTACTGCTAACTGCTCTTCAAATGGTTTACCAGCAATGGACTTATGAAACCACTTGCTTTCTTTCAGCTTATCCGCAGCTTGTATAATCTTAGCTTTTTTGTCTGGGGATTCTGCAAATTTTCCAGTTTCTATCGCATTAATTTCAGTTTCTGTCATCATTGCTAAGATTCTGTTAATGTGATCTTCTTTATTCATTTCGGTATCCATATTAAGAACCGGAATACCTACTTTGTTAGCAATATACTGACCCATATTATCGGATAGGAGTGTCTTACCTGTCTTTGGCCGTGCTGCTATCACATTTACAGTACCCTTTCTGAGTCCGCCACCTATAGCTTGATCATATATGGGGAATCCTGTAGAGATACCAACCTGATCAACCTTTTTAGTTTCTAGTTCTGCCAGATAAGCATCTAGGTCTTTTCCGAAAGATACTGGATGATTGTCTGTATCGCTCAACAATGATGAAAAATTTAAAACAGCATCTTCAGCTATTCCTAGAATAGAAGCAATCGGTTCGCTCCCGGTAACGTCTAAGATTTTGTCTTGAGCTTGCTCTAGCTGTTTTCTTAAAAGTCTGGCAATCTCTAGTTTTCTGATTTTAGCGGCGAACTTACGAACATTTTCTATATTAACAGGAAAGTCTAAAATAGCTTTAAGATGTTGCGCTTCTTCTTTCTTGGCTAATATATGTCCAAAATTTAGTTCTTGAGCTATAGAAAAAATAGATGGGATATCAATACTAGGCTTATGATCTCTTTCGCAAAGAGTTTTTAAGCAAGTATAAATGATACTATTGCTGTCGATGGTAAACGTTGTTGACTGTACAATATCTGCAATATCCAAATAAGCATCTTCACCAAATTTACAAATACCAGCAAGAACTGCTCTTTCTGCTGATGGGTCACACAAAATCATTCTATTTCCTTTCAGCCTGCTGACGTTGAACAATTGTTACATTTATATCGGTCTGGCGCATCGAAAAGTAAAGCTGGACTTATTGTTTCTTTTCTTCCACAAACACGACAAACAACATCTATCATATCGAAGTCTCTAGATCGACTAACTGGAGGAAACTTAGCTAGTTTCTTGTCAATAGCAACATCATCTTTATGCATGTCTTTTTCAGACATACTTAAAAACTTATTCGTGCTTTTAGTCATTTTCCTCTTGGATCCCTTGGTCCTAAGAGGGGCTGTAAATTCTTCGTTAGATGATTGATCTGTTTCTTGATCTTCTTCGGTAGGAAGCATCTGTTGAAGCAGATTGATCAAATTTTTGAGTTGTTCTGGATTTTTAGCTAAATCATTAAGATCCATTTTTCACCTTTGCCCTTTGAATAGATAACATGATGTCTGATAGATGTTTAATACTATTTGCCAAATATTGAAGTCTATCACTTCTTTGTTTAGCGTATTTTTTAATCTTATTTAATGCTGATGCCTTTTCATTATTTTTAATAGCCTGAAAGGACTTTTCGATATAGCCATATCCCTTATAGTTGTTAATATCTTCTGCTATTGTCTCTTTTATGGTCTCATCCGCCCAGTTCAATCTAGACAGCTCTCTATTTATAGAGCGTTGAACATGAAACGCAAACTGTCCTAATCTATAAGCTATTTCCCCACAAACTTCTGGTGTTGTCTTTTCAAGCTCGTCTCTGCTCATTTGGAAATAACCATTAAGTTCCTCTTCTGAAAAAGAGTCAGCTCTGTAAGTTCCTAGTCCAATACCTTTTTCGTATTCGTCAAGGATCTTATCCCATTCGTTTACTTGTTCTTTAGTATTCATTTTTAATCCTTATTTCCCATTGCTCTGTTTGATCAAATGGCAACTCTATATATTCAATTCCATTTAATTCGCACCACTCTTTTTTGTCTTGATCTCTTTTCTTATGTCTTATAAAGCCTAGTGGACTATTATGGAAAAACCTACTAAACTTATAGTGTTGTTCTCCATGAACTTCTACGCACTTCTTAATAAGAGGCAAATAAAAATCTAAATAAAGAGTTTCTGTTCTTCTTGTATTAACGGGAACTTCTTCCAATACCTGTAAGGTAGGAAAGCAAGCATGGATTAAATCTCTGGCCTGTAAATGTAGGCTAGATTTATTTTGAATAGATCCATGAGCAATATTTCCGATTAACTGCCAATTATAAGAATTCCCATCTAAATCTTTTACTTGCATTTGATGCCCATAGTCTCCTTGACCTTTGTCCATAAATCGTCATAAACTTCGGGATGCTCAACCAAATACTGTCTGGTCTTTTCAAGACCTTGGAACTTTGGCTTGTCCTCGACAGATGACATAGTATACCATGCGCCACCCTTTGACACAAGTCCCAAATCTACAGCGAGTGTCAATAGCTCCATTTGCTTATCAATACCCTGTCCATATCTGATATAACTAGTAATCTTACCTCCAGGAGCACCTAATGCAGAGCAGAGTACTTGCCAGTGTACTTCTTGTCCTATCTGAGGACTGTCTGTGCTTAAATTCCATGGACTAAAATAGTTAGCCTTGATTTTAATATCTGTTTGATAAGCAATAGCTTGACCACTCTTTTCTTTCCACTCACTGTGTCCCATGCCGGGATTACCCATTTGATGAGTAATACCTATAACAATATTCCTATTAACAGGAATAACATTGGCCACCTTCCTACAAAACTTTGCTAATAGCTTTGCACCATCGGCTCTTTGCATTTTGTTCATATCGCTGGTAATTTCAGCTTCTGTACATAAAGCAGAATACGAGTCGATGATAACTACCGAGCCTGGAATTTCATTGATAATTCTTTCACCAATTTGAAGATATTCTTCTGCGTGTAGAATCTTGCCTTCTTGAGAACCTATGATATTAAACTTATCTAGATTTAATCCTGGGATACCCTCTAGATCTCGTTTCTTTAATCTTCCTTCTATATTAAGATAATATACTTCTCTGCCTTCTTTGAATGATCCGTGAGCATACTCTTTCTTTTGTGCTGTTGCACAGAAGTCTAGTGAGGTTGTGGTTTTCCCGCATTTAGGTTGACCGGTAAAAATAACGAATGATCCTTCTGGGATACCACCATTTAGTACAACATCTAATGCTGGACTAACAGGAATATTGATTAGTGACTTATCAATAACGGCATTTGCCGTTAACATTACATTATCACCAAAATTCTTTTTAACGTCTTCTTTAAGTGCCATCATCTAGATCCTTTAATTTAGAGAGTATACCCTTTTTACTATTTTCACTAGTCTTATATGTCTTGTCTTCTTTTCTGTCGAACTCAAGAGTTAAAGACTTATTTTGAGATTCCAGTATTTGTTCTTGTTGTTCTATAATAGGGATCAGGTGAGGGGCGCGTAGGGAATAAATTTTTGAAGCTTCCTTGGTATTCAAAGCTCTAACAATTGCTGTCTCAGAATGCTTTTCTAGAAGTTTATTCGCTGTGCCTATTTGATTCCTATAATATGCTGACCATGTTTTATTTGCCCAAAATCTATAATGTAAATCTTGACCAGTAAGCTTAGCTTTGTTCTCGCATATTATCTCTGTAATATATTGAGCAGCAGATACGAGCTTACCGTTCGAGTATTTCGAAGGGTATTTATTGCTCATGTTCACCCATTTGGCCTAAATATGTTCTTGTTAGTATTAGGATGCGCCTGATTGACTTTTTTAGCATGGTCATTTACTTCTGATGCTTCTTTCGTCATAATAGCCACGCTGTTATTTCTCTTTGCAGAAGTGTGTCTTATCATTAAGTCTTTGGATGCTGGTTTCTTAGCAACTTCAGAGGTTGTTTTAACAGAGCTTTGCTGATTAACATTCCTAGACTTCTCTAAAACTCTTTGTACTTGCTTAAGTTCCAAATCTAGCTCTTTAGCGATTGTTTGCTGGTCT